CCTCTACATCTTCAACCTGCCGGTTGGTTTTGATGGCATCTATGTAAACGGCATGGGTGCCGAGCGCACTCACGACATGCGGATCAACAACTACCGGGTCTACTCCACGACCGCAGGGCGTTCCGGTATCAGCTTTGGTCCCCTGGCGGCAGATACTTCGGTGTCTCAGTTCATCATGAACGGCAACTTCGTCGCCTCGTACTGCATCCGTATGGAGAGTGGAGCGCCGCAGATAAACTTTGTCGACAGCCACCCATACAATGCCGCGATTAACATCTTGCAGGTCGTTGGCGCGAGCGCGTGCTGGTTTACGCACTGCGTGATGGACAACGCCTTGCAGAACCTCGTTGAAATCAGCGGCGGCGGGCATATCCATTTTACGGCCTGCTATTTTGAGGGTATCAGGCCAGCCAAGACCGGCATCAATATCTCTGGAAGCGGCCAGTTTGTATCTGTCATAGGCGGGCGCTTCCAAGGCGATCCAACGTCCAAATGCGTTGTGGCTGACGCAACGACTAACGGTATCCGCATCATCAACGCGGACATTTCCGGCCAGAGTTGGGCTCCAGACTACACTCTGTCTGGTACTAGTTCCGTCGTGATCGGCTCGCAGCTTCTCTTCACAGACGGCGCTGTTTCTGCTCCCGCCTATAGTTGGGCAGGAGACCCTGACACCGGCATCTGGCGACCAGCCGCCGACAGGATAGAGCTTGCGACTGGCGGGGTAAGACGCTTGCTCGTGACTGAAGATGGCCGTCTTGTTTTGGGCAACTTAGGGAAAATACAAACGTATGACGGCATGTACATCGCCAGCGGTACAGGGACACCGGAAGGCGTGTTAACCGCCACGATAGGGTCGATATACCTGCGAAACAACGGAGGCGCCGGCACGAGCTTCTACGTCAAGGAAACCGGCAGCGGAAATACGGGGTGGGTGGGCAAATAAATGTATGATCTGGGGAACTACACCGAATGACAACGTCCAATTTCAAGACATCGCTCGACAAGGTGCTGGTTCACGAGGGCGGGTTTTCGAATAACCCGAAAGACCCTGGCGGCGCCACGATGAAAGGCGTCACGCAGGCCGTATACGACGGCTTCAGAGCGAAGAACGGTCTGCCGAAGCAGTCTGTGAAGGCCATCTCCGACGCCGAGCTTCAGACGATCTACAAGAAGCAGTACTGGGACGCGGTAAAGGCCGACGAACTGCCGCCAGGCGTCGATTACGTCGTCTTCGATGGCGCGGTGAACTCAGGCCCGTCGCGGTCGGTAAAATGGCTCCAGCAGGCGCTCGGTGTCAGCGTCGATGGCGTCATCGGCCCGGCGACACTGAAGGCCGCCAATGCTGCCAGCCCCGGACACCTGATCGACAGCATCTGCAACAGACGGCTCGCCTTCCTCCAGGGTCTGAATACATGGCCGACGTTCGGCAAGGGATGGGGCAGCCGCGTCGAAGGCGTGCGCAGGGACGGCAACGCGCTGGCCGCAGCGACGCCGGTCCCGCAGCCGGTCCCGACGCCTCCCCTCGACCACGTTCCTGTTCAGGCAGTGTCTAAAGGGTTCGCCGCAGAACTCCTCGAATTCATATTGTCAATCTTCAAAAGGAAATCAGCATGACAGCCGTTTTTGCCCGCATTCTGCTCCGTTACGTCTCCGGCGCCCTCATCACTGCCGGATATCTCGATGCCGGTATCGGCAGCACGTTGTCCGTCGATCCTGACGTTGTGACGACCCTTGGTGTCGGCATCGGCGTCGCGACTGAGGGCGTTTATGCCCTGGCGCATAAGTACGGCTGGACAAAATAAGCGCTGAAGCAGCTGCCGGGATAGATCAGATGCGCAGTCGGTAGGTAGACGAAGTGAATATCCGCACAGATGGACTGGGTGACATGCCCCTCATTGTCGAAAAAACACGACTGAATGCCTGGAACGTCGGCGGCCTGCTGGTCGTCATGGCGACGCAGTTGATTGGCGGCACGCTGGTCTGGAACAACTTGACGCGGGACGTCAAGGAGATCCACGACGCGCAGATCCTCCAGGATCAACTGACGACGCAGCGTTTTCAGGGCATCGATCAGCGGATAGCGCCTATCCCAAGCGTCGTTTTCGCGCAGGTTCAGCAGGACAAGGAGATCGCCGATCTCAAGCAGCAGGTGGCCATGATGGTTCAGAAGTTCGGCGACAAGCTCGACAACATCAACGACAGCATCAACAGCGTGCGGACAGAGGTTCGCGTGCTCGCTCAGGAAGTCCGCAACACGGCGACGGAGAAGCCGCACCCGACAGCCTTCAAGGTGCAGCAGTAGATGGCGAGCAACAAGATCAACCCGCTCACGGGTAAGCGAATTTCCTGGGAAGCAGAACAGGCGCGGCTGAAGGCTGAAGCAGGCCCGGATCTCAAGGACATCAACAAGCAGATAGCGCTGCTCAAGCGCCAGCAGAAGGCCATCGAAGCGCGAACCAACCTGATTGCCTACACGCAGTTCACCATGCCGGACCCGGAAGACCCGAACGACGTCGAGCGCTCCCGCTACGAGGCCGTCGGCTTCCATCGGAAGGTGGGCGCAGTGCTCGATCAGTTCCTGCGCGGCGAGCTGTACTTCAGCGACGGGCGGTTCTGCCATCAGTTGATATTCTGCATGCCACCGCGCCACGGCAAGACGGAACTGGCGACAAAGCGCCTCGTGGCGCAGTATAGCGGGAATAACCCCCATCACGACGTCATCGTGGCAGCGGCCGGTGACGACCTGGCAGGTGACTTCGGCGCGGACGTGCGCGCGATCGTCCACTCGCCGCAGCACAAGCAGGTATTCCCGTCGCATAAACTGCGCCGCGGCGGCAACGCCAAGGACAACATCCAGACGGATGTCGGCGGGCGCCTGATCTTCGCCGGCAAAGGTGGTCAGATCAACGGCCGCGGCGCGCATCTGCTCGCGTGCGACGACCTGATCAAGGACGCCAACGAGGCGCGGTCGCAGACGATGCGCGACCAGACGTGGGACTGGCTCGTGAAGGTCGCCTTCTACCGCCGCATGGGCAAGCGCCTGACCCTTCTGACCATGACGCGCTGGCATTCGGACGACCCGATCGGTCGGCTGACCGACCCGGAAAACCCGCACTATAACGCCGAGGAAGCCCGCAACTGGATGATCATCCGGCTGCCCGGCCTCGCTGAGGAAGAAGACCCGCTCGGCCGCGCGCCGGAAGAAGCACTGTGGCCTGAACGCTACGATTTCGATTATCACAAGGCGAACCAGCGGCGCGACCCGCTCGGCTTTGCCGCGCTGACGCAGCAGCGACCGACGGTGGCCGACGGCGTGCTGTTCCGGCGCGAGGACATCCAGTTCTACAAGCCCGGCGATCTGCCGGAGGATCTGCGCATCTACTGTGCGTCTGACCACGCGGTCGCAACAGGCCAGCGAAACGACTTCACCGTCATGCTGAAGGTCGGCATCGATCGCCAGAGCAACATATGGGTGCTCGACTGCTTCCGCGCCAAGGTATCCTCCGACAAGGCCGTCGAAGCGATGCTGGCGATGGCGTCTGGCAAGGACAAGCCGCTGCTGTGGTGGGCAGAACGCGGCCACATATCGAAGTCGATCGGCCCGTTCCTGCGGAAGCGAATGTTGGAAACGGGGATCTACATCAACGTCCGCGAGGTGACACCCGCGAACGACAAGGAGCAGCGCGCCCAGTCGATCGCCGCCCGCGTCGCGATGGGCAAGGTATACTTCCCGGTTGACAAGCTGTGGACCGAGAAGGTCGTCAACGAGATGCTTGCCTTCCCGAACGGCATCCATGATGACGCCGTAGACACCTTGGCTTATATAGGGTTGGGCCTTCAAAGCCAGTTCGCGCCGCCAAGTAAATCTGATAATAAGAAAATCGCGAAGCCTGCGTATGGAACGCTGGCCTGGGTCAAACTGGCCGACAAATGGGCGGCGGAACAGAAATTGCAGAAATCCGCCGGAGGGTTTTGATGGATTACGTGGACGACACTGCCGGACTGGCAGACATGACACCGGCCGCGGAGAGCCCTCCGAGCGCTACG